AGCAGTTCCGAACGTGGTGGTTTCAACTTCATTTGAAGTAATCTCAAGTGTTGCTGATGAAAGGCTTGAAGTCAGATCAACACCGTTCAAGCTAATCTGAAAGTTTGTTGCTACAAATTTTGGCATTTAGTTTTTTCCCTAGTTAGAGTAAACCGACACAGCAAATTCTGCTGCTAGGTATGGTATTTCTGCAATTGTGATGCTTCCATATGTTGAAAGCCCAGTCACCCGTAGTGTCTGAACAACGCCACCAAGTGTCTTATCTGATTCTACCGCAGTTTTTACTGACAGTGACCCTGACGGATTACAGTAACCGTCAATCTTGTTTTGCCCTGACCGTTCATCAGCCCTACCAGCAACCACAGTAATCTTAAACAAGTATTCATCAAGCCCACGCCCAAACGTGGTGTCAAAGTTGATTGATACCGGTTCAACAATTGCAATCGGTGGGTTAGGCGAATCAGGCACAGTAGCGGCAGTGCGTAGACCTGCAATGGTGGCAAGGTTAGCGGCAAGGCCGTCACGGATTTGGGAAACAGTTGCCATTATTGAAAGTTTCTCATAAGGCGGTAAGGATCAATCAACTGTCGAACGTCAGGGTCAAGGCTAGAACTGACACGCATCACACCCATATCCCCAAACCCTGCAACACCCAACGGTGAATCTGCACGTTTAAAAATGCGTGAAGCTTGAATGATAGTTGCCTGTTTGACGGCTATCGGCACAGCAGACCAGCCCCACGTTCCCGTAATTTGAACGTTAGCCCTACCCGAACCAGTAGTGAACCCATAGTTGGCTGATAGATAGTTGCCAGCCAAAACCATTTCAGTAAATGGCCAACCGGTCAGACCGCCCACAACGTTGTTCAACGGATACAGTTGGTAATCGTTTGGCACAAGAGTTGTGTCATACGTGCCGTTATCAAGGCTAGAAAGTTTGACTTCAGTCACAGTCAACAAGTCATCAAGAACAACCTGGTAAGTGTTATCTGACGCAAACACACGCGTAGCCGTGCCTGACGGGTAAAAATATCGTTGCGCATAACCGTCAATTAAACGGCTGGCTGCTTCAACAGCCATTTCCAGTTGTGCATCATCAATGGTGTCACTGATTCGCAAACTTGTTTTTATTTCGGTCAGGGTTGCATACCCGTTAGTAATCGCCATCAAACACCTTCTAAAAGCCTACGCTTCTAGTTTACCGCCTACTGATTCGGGCTTTAATGTCAGTCGAACTAACACCCTTCGTGTAAGGCAAATAACACAAACCAATACCCCGTTCATCAAGCCACGCCTGATCAAAACCCATTTGTGCGTGATATTCACGAACCGCCCAGTCAGACCCAATAACAATCAAGTCAGGTTCAACCCAGTCAATTGCGGTGCGTGAATCAGCACCGTCAAAGTTCGGCACAACATCGTGAACGAAACGGCAAGCCAGCAACACTTCAGCCCGTTCTTCATAAGACATCACGGGCGGTTTACCTTTATACGCTTCAATGAATTCGTCAGTGTTCAACGCCACCGTGACTTTACCGAACTGACGGCAACGTTCCAAAAACTTGACGTGACCAGCGTGGAACAAATCAAACGTGCCACCCGTATAAACTTTCAATCCCACCGGTTCGCCCTTCTAATCGCTAAAGACCAGTTACCTTCAGAATAGTCATCAACGGCAACCTTCATTTCATAAAGCAGTTGGTTGTTTCTAAAGCTCACCACGTTCTTCGACTGAAACCCAGAATGAAGTGTGCTGCTGTTTTCGTGATGAACCACAGCCCCGATACGGTTGATAACAAAACCAGCGTCAGTAATACGCCGCTCATAATCGTTATCATCAAAATACAAAGGGTAAAAACGTTCATCATAAAGGCCAACAGTTTCAACAACTTTTTCACCTAACGCTATACCCGACCATTCAGGGTTTGTGCCAATAAAGTTCAGCGTTGACGAATCAACACCGTCTGCGATTTGTTTCAACGCACCAGGTTCAAACCACGCATCATCATTAATCAGCAACCAATACGGGGCGTAAGGGTTTGCTTTCACAATCAGATTCCACGCCCCAACCAAACCTAACCCGAACGGCACACGCACAACCCATAGGTTCGCCACCCAATCCGGTTTGACAGGATTCCACGAAGCAGTGCCACTGTTATCAACAATCATCAAATGTTCAACAGGGTAATCAATGGAAGCCAACAGACGGTCTGCTTTAGCAAACTGATTGACTACCGCAAAACCTAGAACCGGAATCACGCCAACAACTTTGACAGCAACGGCAACCAGTGTTCTTGCCAAACCGTTTCAGTGTCAAACTGTTTAGCAAAATCAATAGACGCTTGCGAACGGCCACGCCCACGCTCATAAGCCAGTTCCAACGCAGACACAATCGAAGACACGTTAGGTGTCACCCAAAACGCATCTTGACCTGCATCCCACGCCATAGTGCCGTCAACCATCCAGCAATCATCAGAAAGCAGATCAGGGGTTGCTGCCCAACTAGAACCGATAACGGGTGTGCCACACGCTTGAGCTTCAACAGTGGGAACACCAAACCCTTCACCGTAAGACACGGCAAGAAGAACATCCATAGCGGTATAAAAACCAGCCAGGTCTGCACGGCTGACACCGTAACGGTAATCATTCAACGCAGGGAACGTCACTGCTTCTTTCGGGATACCATAAGCGGTCAACAGTTTCAGCAGATTCCAACCACCTGCACCACCAATAAAGTCGGTGTGCAAATACAACAACGTGTCAGGGTGTTTCTGGTGGAACACACTGAACGCTTGCAAGTTTTCACTAAACGCTTTTCGGTGAACCAAACCTGAAGCTTTATTAGCAGCAACCATACCCACAACAAACCGGTCATTTGCACCCAGATAGTCACGCCCGTCACGCCCACCAATCGTGTCAGTGGGTTTCATAACTTTCGTGTCAATCGAATGTGGCACGTATTCACATTCAATACCAGCAGCGTTCAACTGACGCACACCGTGTTTCGCCATAGCAACAGGGGTGACGTTATCCCGTCTAGCCCAATCCGCAACTGCTGGTGGCAGGGTCACGTGATCAAGGGGCATCCAAGACGCAACCCGTTTATCATCCCAACCTTTACCTTTCAAAATCCAAACATCATAAAGGGTGATTATGAGCTTTTGAAGGTCAGGATGTTGCGACATAAAATGTGCATAGTGCATCCCTACAACGTCATTACTGTAAGTGTCTAACCCACGCGGATAATGTGGAACAGGGCCATAAGGTGAACGGTATTCATCAACTACACCTTCCAAACCATAGTTTGAAACGGCTGCCACTTTAGCCCCGTCACGTTTCAACAAGTCAATTAACAGTTTTGCCTGTTCGCCGTATCCGGTTGGCATACCTGGTGAATTAGACCAAACGGCTACTGCACCGTTTAGGGGTTTGGTTTGTTTGGCAGGGTTTCCCGATTTGCCCACGTTGTTTCCTTTCGTTACTCAAATAGTAGCAAAATAACAGTTTGGTAACGTTCAAAAAAGTTTGTAGAAATGCAACATTTTTTGTTTGAAATGTGGTTGAATGTAAATACAAGGAAGCAATAGGAAAGGAAACAAGATGGTCAAGCCAACTAAAACAAACGCACTAGCCGCCATCAAACGTGCAGGGGCAACCCTTCAAGATGACGGTGACAGCCTGACACTAATCGCACCAGAAGGTCACGTGTTCAACACAAACGATAACCACCGGTTTGTAGTCGGATTCAGAACTGACGGAATCTACTTCACAACCAAAATGTCTGACCTGTGGGAATACGCAATTGAAAGTGCCAACTTAGGCATCCGCAAATGCAACGGCAACTGCCCTACCCCATCTGAGTATCACGCAGACATTGAACCGCCAGCACCGACTGTCGAAGAATACAAAGCTTCACTAGCGGTCTATCAGGCACGGTTGGGGCAACCAGGTTGGAATGACAAAACCAGCCTTCACTTCATCAGCCGACTTGAGAAACTAATTCAAGCCGCATAGGTTTCCTGCAATCCCCCTACGCAGGAGAAAACACAACCCCCCAACTCTACGCTGTTGGGGGGTTGTGAATTTAAGGGCAAGTGTTTAGCTTGCGCCACCCTTGAAGTAACCAATGTGGGTAGCGTGGGTTAGGCCACCGTCAAGGCGGATAATTCCACGATAGGTCACAACGTCAGTGTTGAACGCGTAGTCGCTTGACTGATCTACACGGATACCGCCAGCAACACGAACCTTGAACGAAGGTAGGTGACCGAACAGAACCGACTTAGCACCAGTAGCAACAGCAGCAACCGCTGGGTTCTCATAAACCGAGTAACCTAGCAGGGTGGCTGGCTGACCTGGAATAGCACTGTCAGACCAAATGTAGTTGCCAGCACCATCCTTCATCTTACGGGCAGCAGCAATACCGGTCTTCGACATCTGGAAGCCCAGACCTGGAAGAACACGCGCACCGTCAGCGATACCGTAAACAAGGTCAATCAGGTTCTCATAAGTAGCAGCACCCGAAACACCAGTTCCACCAGTAACAACCGAACCAGCAGCACCCGAAAGCTTAGTGGTTAGAACGCTGTTGGCCTGAAGACCTAGTGCAGTTCCAAGTTCCTGAGCAATGTAACCTGAGATGTCAAAACCAGCGTCAGTTAGAAGCTCGCTTGAAACAGATACAAGTGCGGCGTATTTCTCAGCACCCAAAGTGATGCTTGAGAAGGTTGGGTTGCTTTCGGTGATAGCCGAACCAGCAGCAACCGAACCAGCCGAAGAAACAGCGGTGACGGTTGGGATCACTAGCGATTCACCAGAAGCAGTGTTGAACACTTCCGAAGTGGTAAGCATAGGGCCGACCAACTGTGCAATCTGAAACACCTGGTTGTAGAACGATTGACCAACGGTGTTAGACGAAGGAACTAGGGCAGCACGGGTTTCACGAACGAATTCGTGACCACGCATCTCACCCTTAGCAATCGAACGAAGAAGGTCACCATCGTTTGACTGACGGGCTTCAACCGGTGCGAAACCTTGTGCGGCTTCAACAGCACGGGCTTCACGCTCAGATACCTTCTGGGCAGTTGCAATTGCAGCGTCACGGGCTTCAATGTCAGCCTCTAGTCGCTCAATCTTAATCTTTTCCTCAGACGAAAGACCACGTGATTCGGCAGCAACAGCGTCAATAACTTCACGCATCTGTGCAACCAAATTGTTACGGGTTTCCGACTGAGCTTTAATGAAATCACTCATTTTAAATAATCCTTAGATAAATTTGATTTTTGGAATTTGCTGACGTGCAGACACTGACCAGCGTTAGGCCGTGCCGACACAGAACCTGTTTAGATTCTACCGCAGTTTTTTTAACACCCTTTAGGGCGAAAGAAAACCCCCGCCTAGAGTAGAATCGGCAGGGGTTACACGCTGTAAGTTAGCGTGTTTCTTTCGGGGTGACTGTTCGCACATCCTTTGGGGCTACCGCTGAAGCTTCTAAATCTTTCAACAGTTCAGCAATCGCACCCACTATCGGATCACCCGACACTTCACGAATTACACGAATAGCAATTTCGATTTCGTTTACAGAAGTCATAGTGCTAAACCTTTCTCAAGTAGTTTCAATTTTAGTTGCTGAAGTTCCAGCAATTCCAACCCGTTATCAGGGGCAGGTTCAGGGGTGTCAGTTAGTTTGTCAACAACGGTTTTAATCAGTTCAGCCTGATCAGCGTCTAACTGTTCACCGTATTCCAACCGTGCCAAACTGTCTGCAAGTTTGTCAGGGTCAATGTTTCGTTGTTCACGAACTGACACCGTGCCAGCGGTAGCGGTATAGGCAGGGAAAGACACCAAACTGATTTCGAACACACGCACTTGTTCAAGGGTTCGCACACTGCCATCATCAGACCACGAATCTTTAATGACGTTGAACCCAAATGACATTGAATCAATAGTGCCGGAACGAATCAGTTCAGCAGTGTCACGCCCACGTTGCGTGTTGGCGATTCTTGCCCACGCACGAAGACCAACTTCATCTTCCCAAAGTTTTAGTGTGCCACCGCGAACAGACGCAAGCGGTTCACCAGCATCGTGATTCCATAGCAGTTTGATTTCGTTTCGTGACTGTAACGATTTACGGAAAGCACCAGGTTCAATGCGTTCAATGAACGGCAGTGGTTCGCTGTCACTGTTGAACACAGCGGCGTAACCTTCAAACGTCATACCGTCACCGTCTTCACGAACTTCCAAGTTAGTGACGTGAACACGCTTTTCAGCTTTACCCAAATCACGGGCTTCAGGTGTGCCACCTTCAACAGCAGACTTTATAGCCCACGCAGCGTTCAGCCACTTCTTACGATTTTCCACAGTTTCAGTAATCATCTTTCTTTCACCTTCTGCTTCAAGCCTAGCAACAACAGAATCAGCGTAATCTTTAGCCCGTAAAGCTTGACGTTTAGTAGGCCCTGAACCCCAAAGTAGGTGTGCAACCAAACCAGCACCAGGATACTCAGGGTCTGATTCGTTACTGTTTTTAGGGGCATCAAGATCAGGCAAGTGTCTAGCAATCCACGCCGAAATGCGAACCCACTTGTTATCAGACACACGCCCTTCAGCCATTTCACGGGCTTCACGAATAGTCGCAGGAACTAGCCCGTCACCGCCCAAACCTTCTTCGTAATAACGCAAACCACGCCGTGCTGCCGCTTGCATATATGCAGGGGCTGGAACGTTCAGTTCACGGATTTCTGAAGCCGATTCCATTTCAGGCATAGGTTCAGCCGGTTCTTCATCTTCCATTTCAACCGCCAACATTGACGGTGCTGGAATCTTTTCCAACTTGAACACGTTCATAATCATCAGTTTGTCAGTCGGTGTAAAAATGCCGTCATCTTCTTCAAAGATTCGAACAACCGCAACATCTTTTTCAACCGCAACAACCTGTGCCACAATTTCAGGGTCAAGAACATCCCACGAAACATAATCATCAAGCGCTAGTGAATTGACAGCAGCACGTTCACCTTCAAATGGTTCATCATCACTAATGCTTATCGCAATCGCCTGATCAATGGCATCTTGCTTAGTGGTGTGACATCCGTAAGCTTCACCAGCATCATCAACCACTGACCAGCCTGAACAGTCAGCGTTTTTATCAGTAATAAAATAGGGCATTAACTTACTTTCATCCAACTGATATCGTGTGTGCCTGATGAACAAACCGCATAAAGCGTGTCACCAGGTAGCATCTGAATTGTGACGTATTCGTGACTGTGCAATTCCAAACCGGTAGAAGCCGTGACAGTTTCACTGCCCAAAAAAATGTTGTTAGTGTTTGACGCATTATGAACAATCAAAGTAAAAACACCAACACTTGAACTATCTACCGCAACCCTAGTAGTTCCAACAGTTAACTGACCCGTTGTAATCATTACAAACCTTCAGGTTGCAACTGTGTCGAAATCAAACCAGCGTGAGTAATAGGCGGCAAGTTCAAAGCTTTCAAAGTTTCTTCAGGGTCAAAACCGACAGTAATCAAGTCACGGGCCATCTTGATTCGCATTTCTTCAGAAGTCAGTTCAGAAGCAGTCAAGTTAATGTTTGCCAACGGCACACGGTGCTGGTCACCGCCAACAACGGCAGACATATCTTCAAGGGTTCGAACATCGTTCACCGACATAATGCCAGCCTGTGTCATAACACTGTAAGACGTTGCACGTGACTGCAAGTCACCGCGCAGAAGTGCGTTCATATTGAATTTGATAAACGCCTGTTCAGTTGAAATCAGACGGCTATAAGCCCATTCAATTTTTTCAGTAATCGGTCTTAGACCGTGCGAAATCCACTGCAAGTTGTTTTGTTCAACTGATGCATAAGTGTTTGAACCTGGTATGCCTAGCAGGTGTG